TCCGCTAGAGTTAATCCGTAACGTCTCTTTAGATTAACTTCTCTGTACTTCGGTACGGTCATCAGTACAATACTCCAAAAATGCGTCCATCTCTTTAAGGTCAAAGCCAGTGATTTTCTCTTTAGCACACCACTGTCCCATAGTCATCTTAGCTCCTTTTCGTACTTTCTTATTCTTATCTGCTAACATGAATATTAACTCTTGATTCTCAGGTAGAGAGTCGCGTATTGCTTTGTACTTTTGCGTGTCCCCCACCCTGAAGAAACCTTTTACTTCTACAATATACTCATCGAACTCACCAGCTACGAAGTCTGGTGTATAGTTTCGATATGTTGTATAGGGTATTGTAAAAGGCTCATACTTAAACATGTTTCTAGGTAGTAGTTTAGCTACTTTACCTTCTAAGCCTGAGCGATAATAACTACTTGCTTTAGCTTTCATTAAGGACTCTCCCATATCTCATTATCATATCTGCGAAGATACAGTAGTCTACCATTCTCTAAAGCTCTCTCGTAACTACCTAACTTATCACCGCATATCTCAAACATCTCTTTAGCTGTCTTGCCTTCTAAGAGCTTTCTAGCCTTAACCTTACCTATCCCCCTAACTCCGATGATATTGTCGATTCTATCACCTTCTAGGAACTGAGAATAGAAGTTGAATAACGCTTCTTCCTCTGTAACATAATATATCTCATTCTTAGCGAAGTTATGATGCCAGCCTGCACCCTGGTCAAAGTCTTTATCTAGTGAGGATATAATACCTTCACCGTTTAGCTCTGTAAATCTCTTCATTATTGTGTCATCAGCTTCTTCATCTACTGATAAGTCTGCTTCGTACTCGTTAAGCATAGTATCTCGTAAGAACGCATAATGAACTGGCTTCTCTAAATCTTTTCTGTTACCCTTGTAAGGTGCAGTAACAGCTATGTCTTTTCTAAAGTTAGTAGAGCCTGACAAGAATAACTCGTAGTCTTGCCAGTCTACTTCCTTGAGATTTACAAGGATTTGAGAAACGAAAGACCGCAACGCACTCGCCGCAGTCTTTTCAGTCTCTTCATTACACGCCCAACCGATACGATACGTCAGCATATCTGCATCAATTAGGGCAATCATTTACTTACGCCCTGAGTACGCAGTACATCTGTCATCAATATAACGCACACTACAGCTCCTCTACGTCGTTCATATCAATTTCATCGTTACTCTCGAACACTGCTAAATCTGTAATGACTAATTTATTAATACCTAAGCTAGTACCTTTCTTGCCTGTAGGAGACTTCCAATCGTAAGGTGTAACTACTACATCAGCTTTGCTTTCATTACCTACTAGAGCGCCGCGTATAACTGCACCGTCTACATCGTAAGCATCAATTGCATACGTACTCTTACATGTTACAAAGAACTCACGGTCGTCACCTTTGTTGTTTACAGATACTCCCATTTTCTCTAAGCCTTCTACTTGTCGGCTACTTAGTTGGGATAAATCTACTTGATACTTGCCAGACATAGTGCTAGGTTTAGCCAAGTTAGCCCAAAACAATGTAACATTACTTAATTTTACTGGTTTAGCCATGATGTATTACCTCTACTTGTTATTTAAGTTTAATTCGGTTGAGCAGTATACATTATACCACTTATTAGTTCGTAAGTCAATCATTTTATTATTCTTTATGTTATTACCCTCTCAGACACTACAGTTACCAAAGCCGCTTGAGTATTAAGAGTATCTCGTAGTCTTATAGCATCTTCTACGTTTCCACAATCGTGATAACTTACCCATCCTTTCCCTGCCCATGTAATCTGATATCGCTCTACTACATACTTTGTCTTACCGTTATTGTACGTTAACTCCTTAACTCTAAATCTATCTTTAGTGTGTGTCATACCACGTATCTCCTATCTTATACTCAGCCTCTACAGGAACTCGCATACCTAGAGTTTCTCCTGCTGTTTGTGCCGCCGCCGCTAATACCTTACCTAATTGGTCTGCATAGGCTTCTTCGCACTCGAACTGTACTTCATCATGCACCATAACTACTTGCTTACAGTGTTTGGCTAGTCCAAAGTTCTTTAGAGCTACTTGAATGTCAACTATCCACTGCTTAGCTATAATAGCACCACAGCCCTGTAGTAATGTATTGAGTGCGGCGTGTTCAGACCTTACGATTAATCTACGACCGTCCAGCCCTGTAATACCGCCACTCTCTGCGATTCTACCTACCTTCTCTTTTAGTTTCATAAGAGCTGGTGTGTTCTTGTAGAAGTTATCTAATATCTCTTTACCTCTAGCACGTCCTCCTCCTACAATAGAGCCTATCTTAACTACTCCTGCCCCATATAACGTAGCATAGATCATAGTCTTAGCTTGCGCTCTCGTATCTAAGCCAGCGGCTAGTTGGTTCTTAGTATGAATATCCCCATTAAGTAATTCGTGAGTCCACTCATCATCCTGCATATAGTGTGCTAAACATCGTAACTCAATACCTGATAAGTCACAGCCTACTAGCTTGTTCCCTTTCTCTACTGTCCAGCACTTACGAGACTCTACACCATACGCACCGTCAGCGCCCTCTAGTGGTACTCCTTCATCACTATAGGTCACACCAGCTACTTGTCCTAAGTTTGGTGAGTTGTGCGTCATACGACCTGTGACAGCCCCATTAGTCATTACTCTACCGTGTACTCTACCGTCTTCTCCTAGCTTATCTAACCACGATGTAAGCATACCTACACGCTTTTGAATGGTTAAATACTCTAAACATAGCTTAGCCTCTGGTAAATCAATAGCCTCTAGTACTGGCTCGTCTACTATGAATGTACCGCCCTCAGTCTTCTTAGTAAACTTAGCACCTAAGGACGTAAGCCTGCGCTCTATCTGTCTACGAGAGCCTACGTTAAACACCTCTACACCATCTTTTAGACGTTTCCCTGTCTTCTCACTAATACGTTCCGAAACAATAGGAGGAAACACAGCCTGTAACTCTTGCTCAATAATCATCATTCGATGTGTTAAAGTGCCTAATAGTTCTACAGCGTATGGTTCATCTAATTTAAAGCCCGTAAGAGTCTGTCTACGCATTATACGTGCTACTTCATGCTCAATCTTACTAGCTTTCTGTACATCCTTCCACTTGGTAAAGCATTTATCTAGGTGTACATCTAATTCCTTAAGTAACTGAGTATCATCTAAACAGTACTCAATCATCTCTTCACTGAGTCCACCATCAAAGTCAGTAAAGTCTCCTTTCTGTGTCTTACCTAACCGTTCTCCCCATGCTCTGAGTGCGTGCCCACCTGTTATCTGTGGATTGTAGAGCCTAGATAGTACCAAGGTATCGCGTTGTTTCTCATCTGGTATCACTATACCCCATAGTTCAGCAAGTACAGGGAAATCAAAGCCTATGCCGTTATGCGCCACAATCTCATCATACTCAGTAAACAACTGAGCTAACTCTTTCTTATCCTGTGGCTCATACGTATAAGCACCTTTGTCATCTACACAGCATACACACCATATAGTGTCGTGTGCCATGTTAGTTTCTATATCAATGTATAGTCTACTCACTAATCCACCTCCTCTTGTATCTCACTGTTATAACTCCTCGACTGCTAATTCAGTCTCTAAATATGTTACTGTCTTTTCATCATAGTATAAGTAATTATGATAATGCTGTCCAAAGTCACGGTCAAATATCATATACGATTCTGATATGTTTTCTAGATGCTCTGGACAGTCATCACTTCTATCTCTACTAATACCGTGTCCATAATGAAACCACTTCTCCATAGCTCTTGAGCCTGTGAACTCACTACTAAGAACCTTAGCACCTTGTTCGTGTTGCTTAGAGGTCTTAGGCTTAGGATTAACATGGCTATAGAAGAACAATGTAATAGGATACTTAGCTACAAGGTCTGCTACGTCCGTACAAATAGCATTGAGTTTATCGTTAGCCTCACTAGATGTATAATTACTAATCAAAGCCGTAATAGGGTCAATAATGAATATGTTTATATCATCTAGGAAATGCATCTCAATAATTGCTGTCTTAATGTCTTCCCAATCTCTTGAGCCTTCCCTATCGTAAAAGCGAACACGACCATCAAGAGACTCTAACGTACTACGTAGTAGGTCGTCATCGTACTCAATGTCAGGACGTAAGAAGTTAATCTTAGCTTCCTTACTAGCCAGCTTCTTAGCTGTACCGATAGGGTGATTCTCTAGGTCAAACATACCTACTTTTACGCCCTCTACATACGCTAGATGATGTACTAGTTGATGCTCGTGGTCTGTCTTACCTATCTTTGGAGCTGCTCCTACAACATGTGAGGTGTGTGGTCGTATTCCAAAGCACGCCTTATTAAAAGCCGCCCACGGCGATGATATTCCCATCTGAGGCTTAGACATAGCACGTTCTATAAAGTCGTGAACATCTACTACCTTACCTTGTCTTGGATACTCTGCCGCCCACCACGCCGCGTTATACTCTTTAACTTGACCATTAATTAAATAGTCATTAGCGTCTTTGTTTCCTCCTGTATGCTTAACAATCTTAGCTTTAGTGCCGAATAGTTTACCTACTTCCTCCGCCGCTTTTTGTCCTTGTTCATCAGCATCAAAACAAAGAATGACGTTTTCAAAGCTAGCAATATAATCATACTGTTCCTTACAGTCCCGTAACGCTGACCCTGCGCCGTTCCTTAATGATACACAAGGATACCTCGACCCCTGCATCTGATAAGCCGCCGCCGCGTCTAGTTCACCCTCTGTAATGGTTAAGTACCTACCACCTCTAGGATACAAGTGCTGTCCAAACAAATGTGTACCTTTCCAATCACCTGTTATAAGGAAGTCTTTATCTAACGTCTTAGTCTTAGTCGCTAGTGGTTCACCTCTTTCATTGTGGTAAGTTTGAATAATACTACCATCATCGTTCTTATACAGGCTGTACTGCTTCGCTGTGGCGCTAGATAGCCCTCTTAATGTAATACTAGGGTAAGTAGCACTCTGTAGCTTTTCAATCGTCTCTGCATTCAATGGAGAGCTTTTGTTCTTTGTTGTTTCTTTCTGATTAGACACTACGTACTCCTTATCATCTGGTGAAGCTCTAAAGTTCTTGTAACATACAAAGCACTTCGCTGTACCATTATCGTTATAACTCAGTCCATTACTAGAGCCACACTCGGGGTCTAGACAGGGCTGATGTGTCTTTATAAATGCCACTTAGTCTAACCTCCCATAGTTCTCGTACTTGTAAGTAGCTACATAGCCTTCCCCGTCCTCTAAGGTAACGATGGTAACATCTCCTATAGGTGTGCTTTGCTTACTCTTACGTCTTCCGTACTTAATATGTCTATCTACTAACTCAGCGACTGTAATGTCATTGAGTACTTTGGTGTTGTTATATATTTTCATAATACCCCTTTACAAATAACTAAAAGTATGATATAATAGTACTCTTGAGTTTTTAGATTCTTAGTTATAATTATTAAAGTCTAATTGACCTACGAACTCTAAAGTATCTAGAGTCTCTAGAGTGTAATCAGCCTCTTGCATTAAGTCTACTCTTACATCAATGTCATAATCCTCGTCTACATTTTCTAAGCACTCTGTACACAAGTCTAAGAATACGCCATCGGTGTCCTTAATAGTAGCTTCAAAGTCTGTTAGCTCTTTATTACAAGATAAACAATGCATATTACCATACCCCCTTACTAACATCCTGCGCCGCTTGCATCACTGAGATTTTATATTGTGTTGTATGTGTATCCATAGTAGTACCCTCTTGTTTATTATAAGTATGCGAACGGTGTGCTAAATTATCTAGCACTACCCACTGTACTGTGAACTGTTTAGCCATCGTCTAGTCTCCTGCTGTAAAGGTATAGTCTTGAGTAGGTATGTCGCCTACGTAGCCCTCCAGATAAGATTCGTACATATCTGCTAGAGAATCACCTCCGTAGTTTAACGGATTAGTTATCTCAGACGGATGAATGTAAATAGAAAAGCCATACCATTTACCATTCTCGCATACCACTAGTTGATTATTGTCACCAAAACCCCATTTTACATTAATTACTTTATCCATAATCGTTCTCCTATCTAGTTAGTTCAACTAACAGCTCTACCGCTGTCTTAGGGTCATTATACACTAGGTCTGTATAAAACGCAAGACCTCTCCCAGTGTATTCGCACGTCCAATCGTTGTATTCATCTTTAAAAGCATATTTGTCACTCTGCCAGTTTGGGTATGCATCGTCGCCAGCTTCTCTAACTATTACTAAGTTAGTCCAATCTACAGCACTCATAGCCGCTACTAAGTACTTAAGGTACGTAACATTAACATGCTCTTTGACGGTATGCTCGCTGTAGTAACCTGCTGATATATTAGTACACTCTTGTATCAAGTGGCTATAACTATCAGAGTCTGTTACTACGCCTGTGTCGTCTGGTGCGTGTCCCATCATAAGCATGTCAGCAAGCTCTAGCGCATACGCATCCGAGCAACATCTACCGCTCATTTGGTGCGTTATGATAGAATCTGTACCCTTGCGGTCTATAGATATACATTGCTCAAAATGTTCTATGAAGTCTGGATGATACTCCGCTAGGTAGCTAGAACCTAAACATCCCTTTTCTTCACCTTGATGGAAGATATAAACACCCTCTACTCCATTGGCTATCATGTTAAGCATGACCCAGACACCAGCGCCATCGTCAGCCCCTAAACAGTGGCTGTTCTTGTCAGCTAAGGATATAAACTCAATACTCCCTGCTTCAATACAAATGTTCTGCGCTCCATCTTCTCTGTGTACTGTGTCGATATGTGCGCTGAACATAACCTTAGGTAAGCTATCGAAGTGTGTTAGAGATACGTCACAGCCTACGCCTACTATGATATTACCAAACAGGTCTGTAGTCCTAGACTGCGCTCCTTTAATGTCTGATAAGAACTTAGAGATGAATAAATCCACGCCCATCCCTAAATGAGGTCGTTTAATTCGTAGCATCTCATAAAGTACTTTAGAGCTTATCTTAGTATCCATCTTAGCTTGATACTCTGCATCTATAAAAGTCATTACACTGCCTCCTCTAATTGAACATCATCCTTAGAACGCACAACGCCATCTTCTGTTACGATTAAGTCTGCATAGTCTAGACCGTCTTCTGTGTATAAATTACCCTCATACTTCCATACATCGTAGTAATCAGTATCCACTAACTCTTGGTCATACCCTATGTAGACTAATTTATGCTTAGTAGTATCTATACAGTCTTCACAGATAAGCTCATCATCTGTGTTATATTGGTATTCATCCGTAGTCACACCACAGCACTCACAGATAGCTTGGTCTTCATCTATGCTTAAGAATCCAGATGTACTGCATCCTTGATATGGTGTAGGCTCATCTACTACTCTAAACCACTCGTCGTTAACTTCCTCTAAGTTCTGCGTACCATCTAGGTAAGGCATCAAAATCTCACCGCTTTTTTCATGTCGTACACGACGTAGTAGGCATCCCTCTAGAGCTGTACTCCCCATAGTAAAACCTGCCTTATCTAACAAAGGTATCATGCGAGACTTATCACCGTAGATGGAGTAAAACGTCTTTTGTTTCATGTTAAGGACTGCTCTACCTGTATGTTCGATAAACGCCACAGCTACATCAGGATTATCAGAGTATACGATACAAGGGTGAGGATTATCTATTACCTTACCTACTCCCATACAGCTATCATCAATCTGGTGGTACGCTCTATAAATATCCTCATAACTAGTACATAGATGAAGGTCAAAATCTACAGAGGTCATCTGACCCACTAGGTCACGTATAACATGGTCTTTAACTTCAGGATAGTATCTCTTCAAATACTTGCCTAGTTTCGTTATTGTCTGCCTATCTGCTATACCATGCGCATCATTCGCAGTGTAAGCTACTTTACCTAGCTTCTCACCTTCAGTGATTGTCCAGTGTAAGTAATGACCTTCTATAGGAATTAAACCGTAAGACGACACATCTAAAGCGTAGTAAATCCCACTTCTTATTCTATATTCTTCACGGCTTTTCCAGAGCTTAGTTGCTTGTTTAGCTAGTAGTTCTTGGCTTACAACATAATCTATAGGAGGCATTAGAAAATCGTAAGGTATATAAACACTACTACCTAGTTTACGACCTTCTGCCTTACTACCAGAGCTAAGTACACGGAAGCAGGGAGCGGTGGACATGTCATCAGCTTCAAGTTCTGCTAATAGGTAATTTTCACCTCTCTTTCGACACTGTAGAAGTACAGCTTCAACCTCTAGTATCTGGTCGGATGACGGGAAGCCATCGAACAACCACGCTATGTCCTCGGATGTTTTATTTAGTAAGGGTATCCTGCATCGTGAGCCTAATGGTAGAGTACCTGTTTCTACTAGTGTTCCGTCTTTAAAGGTATATATAGACACGGTAATAATTCCTAGATAGTTAGTTAGTATGAGTGCGGTTCGGTAACAAAATAGCTCGCTGGCTTGCCTTGTGAGTCTCTTAAATCCTTAGCCAAGTCTCTCGCCTGCATCAACTGGCGTAACTCCTTAGCATCGAAGCTCTGACGGTCTGCGGCTTGTCTTTTGTTGAATTTGCATGATGTAGCCATAATATAAAACCTCTTTAGTTATTTATAAAACTCACTGTCATCTATATCGTTTAGTAAAATCATATTATTTATTCTCCTTTGTTGGTATTTCTGGAAAGACGGTTAACGCTTCCCTGTACATTTCTAGTTCATAATCACTATAGCGCGTTAGCAGTGAGTATACAAGCCTATTCTCTATCAATGCCCTAGTGTCTGCATTGAAAAACTCTCCCAACCGATGTTTCATAACTATACTATCTCTATGTCCAAAAGCATTACTAATAATCTTATTATTAAACAAGGCATAAAATCTTTCTGCTTCCTCTTTTGTGTCTAGTATAATTTCAATTTTAATTGGTTTAAAATCGTTATCTTTAATACTTGTTTTCATTGTGTCGTGTTCCTTATATGTAGCTTTGTATTATATATGCCCTTTAAGCCTCCTTAGAGGCTCTCTAAGCCATTATTAGGGTATTAGTTAGGCTACCCTACCTCTTAACCTCTTTTACGCCAATCTTGTATGCTATATAAATCTAAGAATTTAATCATACTATCATCGTAAGGTAAGAATAAGTCTAATGGCTTTTGCTCATAGTCCCACTTATACCATTTAGGGTTAAAACCTACAAATACCTTACCATCATAAAAAATTAAACTACCGTCTTTTGCATAAGCGTATATAATCATTATAATTTATCCTTTTCTTTTAGGGTCTGTGCATCTACACGACCATCTGTTATTTATATAGTACGCTACGTTACCACAAATGCAGGTAAAGCGCATAGTTTTCATACTGTTTTAAGCTTTTCTAAAATGTCTTTGATAAAATAGATTATATGTTTATTGGTGTAAGCCTGCTCGTTGCATATTGTGCAATGTTTAGTATTCATTTAATCAAGTGTCCATCTGTGCTTAATGTACTCGCTAGAGGCTTCAATATCGCCGTTAGCCTGTTTTTTATAGATTATCTTCCCTAGTGGGCATGATACTATGCCAGAGTTTCCTCTAAGCTGATTAAAGAGGTCGTGTACTGTCTTATCATTAAGAAGCTTTGTATTGTTGTGTATAATCATAATATTATTAATCTCCTGATATTCTTAGTTCACCGCACTGACTTATATTGGTCGTACCGCTAAAGGCATAAACGCAATGCTCATAGGGTGAAGCTTGTTTTAAGTCGCTGTATATATCAATATAGACCGTGTTAGTTAGTAAATCGACTAAGAAGTATGCTGCTATCAGTATAAGTGATATTTTCATTAGGTGTTATCCTTTATTAAAAGTTTTGGATGATGAAGCTATTAATGCCCGTAGGAATAACAATGGTATTATTTTCTAACTCTTCCCTGTCTTCAATATTGCTATAGTTTTCTTGAAACTCTTTAAAGTCAACGTACTCGCTAAACTCACAACATAAGGCTATAACGTCTAACTCATGTTCAATGCCTTGGTCTTGTTCACCCTCTTCCAAGAAGTCAAAGAGGGTTTTTAATCCATTATATGTAAACTGTTCACCACGCCCACAGTTATGGAAGGCATCTATAAATTGTGATTGGTTAATTGTTTGTTTCATGATATTTCTTCCTATTGGTATTGTCTTGGCAATATTGCCGTGTAAAGTTGGTGATAACTATCACCGTATAACCATCTTAACAAAACCTACTACACTATGCAATAGGCAATGTTAAAATAATTCTATTCTTCTTCAACTTCTTTGATAGCTTCTTCTGTCTCTTCAAACTCTTCCGCTAGGTCGTGTATTAATACCTCTAACTGCTTAGGTGTATAGTAAAAGAACATAGCTACCTCATCCAGTAAGTCTACAGAAGTACGCATAATATATAAACGCTCTGTATTGAATACTACTAAAGATAGTTCATCGTCACTGTATCTTGTTAAGTCTTGTTTATTCATGGCTTGTTATCCTTTGTTGGTGTGTGTGTTTAAGTTTAATAACTTTATTTAATATTGTTTAACTATATTATTATCATGCATCGCCTGTTCTACCTCTTCAACTTCTTGGCTATAACTAGCATATTCACCAACTTGTTTTATATCACCATAAGAGTAATGATACTTAGTATCAAAGTCTTGTTTAGTCGCTTTACATAGTACACCGTACTTATTGATAACACCTATTTTATCCTTGTTGTGGTCTAAGATAGTAATACTTGCTTTTAATGGCTTGTAATAACCTACGCAAGTACCACCTGATAGAAATAAACTATTAGTATACTCTTCATCGTTTAGTGCAAACTTGTTACCATTTAATATTAGCATTGTAATTATCCTTTGTTGGTGTGTGTTTAAGTTTATCAAAGGGTACTAACTAAGTCAATACCCTTTAATAACTTTATTTAAATAGTGAAACCATCTTCCTTAGCGGCTTTAATGTATTGATTTGCACTACGCGTCGACATTGCAGAACGTACGCCAAAAGCCATTAGTTTTAAATATGCTTCTTTGTTTCCTAGTGTAAGGTGTTGTCTAGCTGTATTTATATGTCTTTGAATGGTCATGATGATACTTCCTTTCTTATTGCCTTGGCTTTATTGCCTTGACTTGGTTACAATTATATACTAGTTA